GATTTGTCCTTGTATCTCAGATTGTACAATAATAGAAGCTTTGAATCTTCCTCCTGGACGTTCAAATACAACAAGATTAATTCTTTCACTTTGTATTACTTCTATAAGTTTAGCACGAAGTCTGATTAACCTCATGCCTATAGATTCATCTCTCTTAGCTGTTAAGTTCCATACACCGTATAAAGCACGGCTAATTGCGTAACCGCAATGAGTTGCAGGATCTAATGCAAGTATCCTCAGATCGTGCATTTTATGTTTCGTTCTTTCCATCCTCATTCTTTATTAGGACTAGTTCTTGAGCAACTGGTCTGTTTAAATAAGAAACCAACCAATATTCCATATCTATTGGAAGAAAAGATTTTTCTATTTTCTCGATAAGAGTGGCTTGTCCTGCTTCTACGGTACATGTTTTAGGATCACAATAAATCATTACAACATCTCCTGGTTTCATCTTCTTTTAGGTTTGCGATTTGATTCAAACTTCCCTTCTACTTCTTCCCAAAGATCTATAACCTGTTCTTTAAGTTCATCCTCAAGCTCATATTTCTCAACCATCCTAATGGATTTAGTCATAGACACATCCAATTTTCTGTCTCCTACTTTGTACACCTTATTATTTGTATAGTCTTTGATGTATTGAAGATTTATCCTTATATCATCAATCCCATAGTCAAAAATAATAGTAACAGGAGCACTATGATATGGTTTCCAAATAGAACTCTTAGCAACTTCAACAAGTATATTAACACCAATTATCCTTGTACGTTTAGAACCAGCAATAGTTTTATCAAGTGTAAGTTTTGGCGTTTTATTGAACTTAAATTGTAATCTTAAACTTGAATAAAATCCCATTGCTACACCTCCTGGTGTATTAAATTCCTGTCCATACCCTGAAACATTTGTACGTATTTGATTACTACAAACCATTAAATAGTTCTTTTTTTCAATAATACGACAGGTTCTACGAAGTTGCTCACTAAACTCTTTTGGACGCCTCATCCCCATCTTATCACCTTCATCCTTCTCCATTTCTAGATCAGTAGAAAGTGCAGCAAGAGAATCAGCAAATATGCCATGGATAGGTCCTATTCCTTTTCTAGGAATCTCAGGCTTCCACTTCCTTACTGCATTAAAAACTTCTGTGACTGTATCAGGTTTAGTATAGTTCTCATCCTTAATATCCAATCCAAACATCAAAGCAAATTGTTTATTAAGTCTAGCCTCAGGATCTGCAAACATAATCTCACCATCCTGTCTTTGTACTGCACCCGCAATCTCTGATAGAAGTACAGTCTTGCCTGATCCACTAGGACCAAATGCCTCTACTAATATGCCTCCGGGCAACCCTCCTCCTCTAATTCTCCCTCCTGATATGGCTAAATCCAACAATGTGGATCCTGTACTTATAACAGTGCCAAAATCTCCATCATACTCCTTCTTTTTCTTAGAAGTAGGATTAGAGATTTTTCTCTTCATTTGGGAACTTAAAGGCTCATTATGATTAGTTCTTTCCATTATAAATCTTTTAGACCTTTTAATATTGTACCAACCTGTTCCTCATTTAATCCTTTGTGGATAAGTTCCTTATGAATGACTTCTTTGAACCTTGCAAAAGTCATATGATCGGATTCATCCTGTCGTTTAGTATTAATCCTTTTAATAATTTCTAGGATTAATTTGTCCGCTGGATTCTTTTCCTCTTGCCTAGATTTCCAATTCTCAATAAGACTCATTAAGAGTTTAGACTTGGTTGTCCCTTTAGCTTGAGTATAAAGAACCATATAGTTATGAAGTGACAGGGGTAGTGAAACCCCTGCCATCTTATAACCTGCTCTTTTATATTTAATTGTTAGGTAATTCATACTACCTTCTTCGCGTTACTGTTTTATGCTTTCTGACGGGTTTCTCATCTTCCTCTTCCTCCTCTTCTTCTTCGTCATCGTCCTCATCCTCATCATCTTCGTCTTCTTCGTCATCATCATCGTCATGACCCTTTTTAACAGGCTTCTTTTTTGAAGACTTCTTTACTGGTTCGTCATCATCTTCCTCATCCTCATCATCTTCGTCTTCGTCTTCTTCCTCCTCTTCATCATCGTCATCATCCTCAACCTTTTTCTTTGTAGGTTTCTTCTTTAAAGACTTTTTAGTCCTTGATGGTTTTTCATCCTCTTCCTCATCATCCTCATCATCAAGATCCCCTCCGTCATCCTCATCCTCATTTTCTAAGAACTTAGCCTGGAGTTCCTTGTAGGATAATATACGCAACATGTCGTCTAAACATGGGGATTCTTCCATTATTTCCTCATCGTAATCCGATTCCCTTTCCTCAAATTCTATCTTTGTAGCTTCTGGGAATGGTTTACCTTTACCTATTGATTTAGAACTAAATCTAACTCTTAATGTTTTACCACCCTCAAGTTGTGGAAATACTTCGTTTTCTTCCTTCTCATCCAACTCTTCCTTAAGTAGCTTTCCAAACATTGCAAAACTAATGTCAAGAACATGGACAGTCTCTTCGTACTTTTTATTCTTGATAGGAATAACAACGTATAAAACTCTATCAGAAGAATTAAGGGCCTTTACTTCATCCTCATCTGCATCAGAGTTCCGTAATTCTTCCCTCTTAATACATACAGGACATTTCTTTCCAATAGACTGTAGGCAAACAACTGTCTCTCCATTACCGGCACCTATGTTTTTATGTACCTTGTACGGAAGTCTCCACCATGGTGAACCTTCCATTGCGGATTTACTTTCAACATCACGATCTGGATGTTTAGGGTTGGACACAATATACGGTAAGAAGTCTAACAAGACACTCTTACTTCCTGGTTCCGGTTTAAACAATGAGATACCTTTTGGGAGTTTCAGATACTTTGTACCTCCTCCACTTTGGTCTCTTCTTGCACTATTTGCTACCTTTCCTTTAAAGCTGTAGCTACTGCTCTTCTTCTTTGTTGTCATTTTTCGTTGATTTAGTGAATTGATTCAATTTATGATTAATACCATCCATAATTCCTGATGAAAAGAACCTACCTACTCCATATGCAATTGCAAATAGAAGTATTAGAGTCACTATACTATATAAAATCTTCTCAAGCATTACTTTTCACGCTTTAGTGCATTTGCCATTCTAGAAGTTCTTTCCTTTTCCTGCTGTTGTTCCTTTTCTCTGTCTACTCTTCTACTTTTCATTTCCTTTATAAGATCTCTGGGAACCTTAGGTCCTGCAAAGTAACTACCTAAGAACAGTTTAACAAGATGCTCTAATGCAGCTTTCCTGGTAAAACTAATCTCATTCTTAGCAATCTCAGCAATATCCAAATCATATTGTGCTTTTACCCACTCCTCCTTAGCTGCAATATGTTTAGGATGCATTCGATAATAAGCCTCAATATCTGCAGCATTTGGTTTGTCCTTGTGACAGTATTTCTCAGGATCAGAGTTAGCTCGTTTTATTAACTCAGCACGAACTACTTTTACCTTCTCATCTGCTTCAGTTAATCTCTTTTTACACAAAGCATAATGCCTACCATATCTCATAGAAAGCTCAGCCTGCTCGAGCCATTCCACGTCTAGGGCAGTTTCGTCGATTTGTACATCTTGTTGATAATCTAACATATTAATGATTTTTAGTGACTACATAACATGCTTGAACGAGTTGTGGAAATCCACTGTCGAAGAAAGGATTAATAAATACCTCAAGAATTAATCCATATAAAGCATCATCTTTATTTAATAATGTATTTTGACAATAGACTAACATTAATCTGCGAATACCTTCTGCTTCCTGATCCTTTAATCCTTTTAATATAGATGATACTTCTTTCCATGAAGCGCCTCTTCCTAATGCCCTACATAGATTTATAGCATCCTCAACCTCTTCCTCAGTCTTTTTGGCAATCTCAAGTCTATGCTCAGGATCTACACTTAATACCTGTTCTAATACTTGTAAGGCATTACGTGGATGTCCATTAGCGTGCTCAATTATTTGCTCATATATTTTATCGTCTAACTCCTCTTCTTCTCTTTTAACTACACTCTTGAGGAGAGCTAGCATCGTAGCCTCTGTCAAAGGCTTTAAATTAAATGTACTACAACGTCCTTTTATTGTTCCAAGTAATTTACCAGGCTCTGTCGTACACAGAACCAAATAAACATGAGGAGGAGGATCCTCTAGTAATTTCAATAAGGCATTTTGAGCTTCTTTCGTTGACTGGTGGATCTCATCTAAGAGCCATCCTCTATTACTTCCTTCACTTGCTTTATAATGACTTTGAGCTCTTATATCCCTAATTGTGTCTATGCCTCTAAATTGTCCGGAGTCAACTTCTATAAGATCATTACCTATACAACCTAATCTCTTTAGAATGATACGTCCTGTGGTTGTTTTACCACATCCTGTCTCACCAGTTAATAAAAAAGCATGAGGACAATCCTCACCTTTATTAAGTAGTTTATCCAGAGCATTAATTGCCTGGACATTTCCTCTGACTCTTTCAAGCGTACGTGGACGGTATTTGTGATATAGACTCATTATCCTTTAGCTATTTTTTCAACATTATCTATTACTTCTAAGCATCTGATTAAATATTCTTCTAAGTATTTAATATACTCATCATAAGAAGCATGTTGTGTTATTTCTCTACTATAACTCATCATTGGTGAGTATTTTCCTGTTTCTTTAAGAAACTGCATTCTTAATTCTGTTAAAGTCATAATCTCTTGTATTAGTTATAATTAAACGATAAATTTATAAATCCTCAATTCCATATCTATTATAATGCCTTTGTAGAAATCTATTTCCATGAACTTGTTTTGTTAATGCACCTAAATGTTCTGAAAATAATCTTCTTTTAAGATCTACAGAACTTCCAATATACTCTGTGTTTTTACAAAGTGATTTAATTAAATAAATACCTGAAGAATGTATTATTTTAGTTCTTGTTATCATCTTAAATCTCTTTCTTTTCACTCCAAGGTGCATTTATTGGAGCAAGGGCCATATCTACAACCATTGGGGTTAGGATCCAAGGAAAGTGTTCTGCTAACCTAACAGTTGTTATCTCTTGTGCTGTATCTATTATATGTTCTCTTTCGTCAGGATGTACATCAAGAATAACAGAGTCGTGGATTTGATTTACTAATCTTGTATCCCACTTCTCTTTTCTCATCCTAGCATCAAGTTGTATAAAGGACCACAATAAACAATGGAATGCAGTACCCTGTCCTGGATAGTTACAAACTTGTTTCCTATCCATTACACCGTTACATCTGAATCCTGTTAATAGATCAAAGTAACCATATTTTTTATATTGTGAGTACCATTTGTCTTTCCAATCAGAGTAAACCGTAAACCTTTTATGCCAAAAATCATCCTCAATTACTTTTAGATGTTTCTCAAATTTAAGAAATGAACCTAACCCTACACTTATAAGATGATCAGCTAATGTTCCTTCTGGCATTGGGATTCCTTGTCCTGAATGAAACCTTCCTTGAGGTAATTTCCCCCAGTTACAGAGTAGATTGCCTGAACAATGTTTATAATAATCTCCATAAAACTCAGGAAATATAAAACCGTTTTTAGTAGCTTGTCTTAATCTATAATGCTCCTTTATATGTTTATCAAAGTTCTTAACCTTAAAGAGTTGTTTTGCAACATCAGCATGCATATCCTTTGTAGGATCACTTACATACTTAATAAGATTTGGGTCTTTATTATAACAACAATTAATTGAAACCTCAATTCCCTTGAAATCAATCTCAAGTAGCTGATGTCCTGGACGTGGAAGAATTGCTCCTCTACATATCTGCATAGATTCCTCATCTCTTGCAGGTATATTATGTAAATTCGGATGGTCTGAACTAGACCTAAATGATACAGCTAAATTGAGATTTAGATTTGTATGAACATATCCGTCTACTTGTTCTCTAAGAAAGGATTCTAAGTATGTATCCCTAACCTTTTTAAGCTTACGGATTTGAAGTAAGTTCTCAAGTTCAGGAATGCTCATCTGTCTTAATGTTTCATCATCTGTAGATCCTAATCCTGACTCTGTTTCCTTTTCAATCTTTAATCCTTTTATCTTATAAAGGAAGTTCTTTAACTGAGGATCTGAGTGTATATTAATCTTACCTCTTACTGAGTGCTGCCAGTGTTTAAAAAGATTAGTATCTTTAAATTCCCTTTCCAGTCTCTCCATCTTACGTGTAATGGTTTCCATCTTCTTATTAACATACTCAAAATCTATTCTAATACCTTGTCGTTCCGCACGAGCAAATGCTAATATACCATCATGGAATAGGTGGTATGCATCTATTGTATTTGGATTTATATTCATAAAATTGCTTTTACGTGAAATTCATTCATCCTTTTATATCTTTTTTTTGCAGCATCATTATGACTTTTTAATCTAGCTGTTAATGTTCTTTCAGTCTTTCCTATATAAATCTTATTATTTACAATATTTATAATTTTATAGATAATCATAATTAAAATGGAAGTTGACTTTCCTCTATTAGATTTTGTTGGATGATGCTGAGCCGCATTTCATTAATACTATCGTATCCGCAGTATTTTAACAGTTTAGATTTCCCTTCTGGTTTAGCTACTAATTCAAGAATCCTATTTAAACTGTTACCGTTCTTTTTATCTATAGACTCAAGATAAGGAGCTATTTCACTAGCATAATCTACAATGCCAAAATTAACATAGGTTAAAAACTTTAATCCTGATGCACCTCTCCTATTATCAATTATATGTGCTGCTTGCATTGTATCCCATAGCCATCCTTGTACTTCTGTCCTTAAACGAACAGCACTCCAAGTATCCTCAAACTTCATATTCGCTGCTATCTTCCTGACACTTTCATCCTTTATAAGATCCTTAAACGGACGTCGACCTTCTTTAGTTTTAGGCATCATAAATACATAAACATGATTAGGTCCTGTAGCAATAGAGCAACAGACAATCTTATGTCCTACTCCGTGAGGTTTCAATCCAGTTGTCTCATAATCAAATGCTATTTTAGAACCAATTTTAATGTCATAAAGTACATCTAAGTCTGTTATAACTTCAATTTTAGGTTCCTGATATATAGGAAAGGGTTTCTTTCTACATTCAATAGCTTGTTTTAGATCATCTACCCAGATTGTTTCCTCAGCACTTCTTCCGTCAAAGTTGTATGGATTGTTTTTAGCACGTTCTACATAACTAGGATGAAATGTTGGGCATAGCCAAGTTTTAAAGTCTTGATCAGGTATTTGCCATCCTCTCCACTTTGTTATGCCTCCTAAGTCGTTCTTCCATCTATTGCCTAGAAGGCTATAAATCGCAGTATTGCCAAACAGTACAATAACCTTAGGCTTACACTCGTTTACAAGTTTTACCAATGATCTGCGGCAGCATTCAGCCTCAAAGTTAGTAGGAGCCCTGTTAGCTCCTTTTGTATCCATTGGACGACATAGAACAGCATTGACATTAAGACAATCCTCAAACAAGTCAATACCTAGTTCTGCATAGGTTCTTTGTAACAGTTTACCTACCTTACCTTGCCATGGTTTACCTCTTAAGTCTTCAACCTCTCCTGGAGCTTCACCTATATTAAGTATCTTCTTCTTAAAGTTACCGAATGGTTTTATTCTAGGGCTCTTACAATCCCTATATAAACCACAGGCAGCGCAAGAATACTTCTTACCGTCTGGTCTAGACTTTGAGGCTGTTTCCTTCTTTGTAAAGAATCCTTCCATTAATCGTTTCTTAGACGTGCTATATAAACCCAACCTTCTCCTTCAAACTTCAATTTATTCTCTGTCAACTCACAAGCATTTGTTTCAGATAAAATACTCCTTAACAAATATGGAGTGATATTGAATGTGATTGAAGTACCTTCATATTTCATAGGAACTTCTTCTTCAAACCATCCTGAGTCTGCTTCAGAGGATATTATAAGTTTACCTTTCTCTAATGTTATTGTAATAGACTCATCTAACACATGATCCCTTTTAGCAAACACACCTGCTCTGTCTAAAACAGAATCAATTATCTTAGGTAAAATAAGTCTTACACCTTTTACATTCAACATCTTTGCTGTCTTAGGAAACTCATCCTCAAGTACTCTACAAGAAATGATTGTACCTTGAACTGTTTTAAAATGAACCCATCCTTTCCCTTCTGCAATCTTTGTAGGTTTAAGTCTGAGCATATCTATTACCGATCCTGCAGGAATTAAGAAAGTCTCTATTGGCATTTCCTCTCCTAACTCGCATCTCGTTATTCTTTGATTGTCTGATGCCTCAAGGAATCCTTGTTGATTGACATGTACACTTTTTAATATAGGATCATTATTTGATGTTGTACAGGATGACACAGCAAATGCCATAAACTTGAGGAATGTAGAAGGTAATAAAAACCATTTACCATGTTGTGTTACTTCCTCTTCGTCTAATGGAAGTTTAATTTCTTGATGTAATGTCAGTCCAGCATGAGATCTACCTGATGTGATAAGTATTTCTTTCTTATCAATTGTTAGCTCAACTTCTTCCTTTTTAATCTTAGCAAGGAAGGCATACAGTCTGTCAGCCTTAACAGCTCCTTCTAATTCCAATCCTTTTATAGGATGTGAGATACTAATCTCATCATTGTAGGTTACAACTCTGCCTGACATAAATGCAAAGGATGTTGATTGTTCTATCAACTCCTTATTTGCTAAACCAGGCTTTACAATCTCCAATGCATTTTGTAATTCAATCTTGTTTACTTTCATATTTAATGTTTTAAATCAATTTGTTCTCTAGGTGTTATATTGTATAGATTATTTTTATTCCAATAATACATCAACGTCAGCATTCTTTCATGAAACTCTTTCCTTACACTCTGAAATTGAGCAACTTGTTTTCCTGGTCTACAAGCTATCCTATCCAAATGATCTTTCCTGTTTCTATAAGTTAAACGATAAGACTGCCAATCCATATCCGTAAACTTACCTGCCCAGAACATACCAGTCTTAGTTACAATAAGAAAATGGAGATCCATTGTGAAGAACATACCATGAAGAACTCTTACTCTTATATTCTCATGTACCGCTTGCATGTGTTCATAAAGTTCCTCATTTAGATTCCATCTAGGTCTGTTTCCTAGGAACTCTGTCTTAGTTTTCTCAATAACAAATGGTTTAAAGACAATTCGATATTTTGGATTATCCTTAGGCCATACCTCAAGAAACAAACCAGCTCCTTTTAATATTAACCTTGGCTTTATCTTAGGATAAGATTCACACTCTTTTATCTTAAGTCCTTTTCTAAATTCCTGCCCTTGGATAATCCTAGCTCTATATCCTGCTTCTCTTAATAGAGGAATAATCACTTCTTCTATATCTGCCCCTACCTTGTCTACTGCAGCATACATGCCTTTTTTAGTTCTCTTCAATTCAGTATCCGAGAAGAGTCCTCTTTGCATAACCGCCTTTTTTGTTCGTTCCATATTACTTTTTTAGATTGATAACATGCTCAAGATTTCCTTTATAAAAGAAGGATTGGAGTCTTCCTTTTAACTTTGTAATCTCAGGATCCGTTACACCTTTCCAAAACACTTCTTCTTCCTTCTTAGACAAGGATCCTGCAAAATAGAATGTTAAGTATTCCTCAGCGTCTTTTTTAGCTTTCCTAGTTTTAAAGTTCCAAGGAAAAGCTGGTACATTCCTTTGTATCTGTTCTGAGAATGTGATATAATTCCATATAACTCTTTGAATGATACTATCGCTTAATATATCTATGGTTAATCCTAACCTGTTTGCTCTCCGTTCCAATTCCTTTATTACTCCCGATGTTAATCGATCTTTAAGAGCAATGTCTCGAGATGAGACTTGAATTGTCTTAAGTTTCTCAGAGCTATATTCAGGTAATGTAATCCAACCATACATAGCAAGTTTCCTACATGTTGCACTATCTACCGAGTACCAAGGGTAACGAGTCATTAAAGGAATCGCCGTACAGGCAAAGCCGTGTACCCTTACTTTAGGAAATCCGTCCTTGTCAAGTATATGCTCCTTCCATATCTTATCTAACCAGGGAATAAGAACGCTTGTCGGGTTAGGTACAAGTCCTCCTAGTGCAATGTAGTCGTAAGAGTCAATCATAGCATCTAGCCACTTTGTATCACTGCCTAAATGGAAGACTGGTATAGGTGTTAATCCAGCTTTCTCAAGGATTAATTGATTTTTCCAAGTTAACTCAGGATTATTAATAACATCCAAATTAGAATAGAAATCTATCGTCCCTTCATTAGCCTTTATAAACTTAATAAAGTCTTTTCTATATTGTAAGTATTCAGGAGTCTCAGTATAGGAAAAATCATCATATTTCCTTTCTGAGAACTTTGTTCCCATGATTCCTTTATGTGCTGTTTTCCTAGACAGTTTATTGTATAGAGAAGGGGCTCCACAGTCTGCAAAGATTTTGTAATCAAACGGATTCTTTTTCATTTACTAATTGTTTAATTTGATAGATCATTTTTGGTATTGCCCTTCTTCCCTTCTCTAAGATGTCTAATTGCAACATATTGAGTTCTTGGTAATCCTTGTCATGTCCCATCATAAAATGAATAATCATCTTTTTAGCCTGAGCTAAATTACTGTCATTATATGTGTATGTAGGAGGGTACATTTCAGAATAACTTAATCTGTTAGGCACAACAGGAAAACATCCATATAAAACAGCTTCCTGCATTGCAATACCCCAAGTCTCTTGTTTAGAGCAAGAAACAGCAACTTTTGCTCTACCTAATAAGTCATAATACTCTGCCTTTGTTTTACATTCTTCCTTTGTCTTTAACCATTTCCATCCCATCATTTCCGATTCCTCTCTGCACATCTCATGCAAGGCATCAAATTGATCAGGACATTTCTCTGAATCAAGTCTGTGAGGAAATACAATTATGTTTTCTTTCTTTGTTGATATTGAAGATACAAAATCAGGGTATATTGGAAACCCTGTTACAATAACCTTGGTTGGATGGACTGCAACGGTTTTACAAAGTAAAAGTTTATGAAAATCTGTTGCCACATAGATTTGATTAACAATAGAACCAAACCAAGCATCTTCTATAGGCTCTGCCCAATCATGCATTCCTTGTTTAGCTAAGAAGTCGTTTGGGTCATAACTTCCTGCATGCAAACATCCTACAATCTTAAGATTGGTTAACCCTAACCCGTCTCTTATATAAGCTATAGTTGTTAAACCAGGATCCCAAAGATCGTAATAAAACAATACAAGAGGTTCTTTATTGTCGTATTTAGACAATATTTTAATAAGTTCTTCCAACTGTGATACTTTATATTGATGTGTTTCCACAACATCTAAAAAAGATCCTTTATTAATCTTTCCTGAGGTAGGAATTCCATAAACATGTGAGGCATTTAAACCGCCTTCATGAAATGCTTTAGTTATCCATCTGTCCCATTGAATGGAATATCGTTCCTCTAAAGGTTCGATCGGAATTAAAATTACTTTCATGTGATTAATGAATTAGTGAATATTATCTTATTACATCAAATCTTGCGAGTATAGCAAAGCCTATAACAGTTTGCATTTGTTTGAACATAGGTATATAATCAAAAGAACGTACTAAGTCCTCAAGTCTTATGCCTGTCTTAATGCATGCAGGACGAAAGTCCTCTACATTTATGTTATATAGCTCTAAGTAAGGAACCGCAGACTCAAAGTTCTCAGGATGAACTTCAGTAATTACATCTAGCAGTAAGGAATTTGGGATATAACTAGGCAATAACCTCACTGGACGTTCTGTTATGAAATGTCCTTTATTATACAACGTCTTATAAATTGCTGTACCGTGATATGGTTGAAAGAATTGTCCTAGCCCTCCTTTGGTTCCGTTTGTACGTAATCTGCCTACAACATCCTTCATATCAAATCCATACTGTTGCATAAACTTTCCTGTATCATTTAAAGACTTAATATTCTCTCCTGGGAAGAATGTTTGTACTAACCAGAATATATCGAAAGGATATAGATGTTGATTAATTGCTAGATGTTGACAATCTAATAAGGATTTACCTACTCCCATGCTTTGTGAGACATCTTCAGATCCAGATTCAAAACCAATCTCAATTACTTCTAATCCTGCCTTCTTAATAACTTCTGTTCCGTATTTATCTATAAAATCCCAAACAGCTTTTGCAGATCCTAGAGCAATTAAATGAAATCCTAAGTCTTCTATATCATTAAGAATCCAATAAGCTCGATCAATATCAAAAAAGAAATCCTCATCAGTAAAGTGAATATTTTTTATATTATTTACAAGACAATATCTGAGCATTAATTTAACATCACTTTGTGGAAGTTCAATTCTTGTCTTTTCACAGTTTCTTGTTGAAGGACAAAATGCACATCCGTTAGGACATCCATAAGAAGTAAATAAAGGATAAACCTTTTCACCTTTGTTGAGATGTTTAAGGTGCATATCACAATCGCTGAGTAATAAACGATAAAGGTTTTTATAGTTCTTTGGATAAGCTCTCATCGCCATACTAAGAAAGTCTTTATCTATTAAAGGATTAAATCCTAATACCTCTTCACAGTTTCTCAAACCTAATTCTTTTATCAATGGACTATATCCTATAAAGTAGACATTATCTTTACCAAATTGGAAGGGTAACATCTGTGCTAATAACATTGCACATTCTATCTGAGGATAGGACCAAAGTGTAACAATGTGAGCATCCGCATCAGGAATCTTATCTATATCCTCAGGCTGAAATGCTTCCATAAAGAATACATCTTCTTTTATCTCTTTTAATCCGTTATAAAGAAGATAAGGAGCATAACAGAAACTTCCTCTGTTGAACTCTGTACTTGTTGAATCTATTATATTAATTTTCATAAACTTCGGCTCCGTTTTCGTTATCCTCAAAGACAGATACATAAATTGCAGAAAAGGCTTTTAATAAATATTCTGCAAGTCCTTCACAAGACATTTGATCCATTGCTCCGTCTGGGAATTTGGATAGTAATAAATCATTCAATTGATGTTTTAATTTAATAAACTCCACATCCCTGTCATTATGTTTAACAGGTATTTTTAATTCTATATGAAATAAATGCCTATGTGGGTATTTTAGATAATTAACTTCAGGAACATCACAATTCCTCCAAGAATGAATTCCTTCGAAGATTGTTCTAACTATAACATTTGTTCTCATTTTAACATAGATAATAATTCCATTTTAATTGACGGATCTTCTAAAAATACTCCTTTTAATGAGAATGTTTTCATTATGGAGTTTTGTTTATTACATCCACGAGCACACATGCAAAAATGACGTGCTTCTATAAAACAAGCAGCACCTTTTGGTTTTAGATGTGTCATTAAAGCCTCAGTAACCTGTTCACTTATTCGTTCCTGGATTTGTAATCTACGAGCGTATATATCTACAAGACGTGCTAATTTAGAAATACCTATCACATGTTTGTCTGGAAGATATGCGACATGTGCCTTACCATAGAAAGTTATCATATGGTGTTCACAAGAACTGTACATTTCGACATCTTGTAAAAGAACAATCTGGTTATAGGTTCCCTTCTCAAAGACGGTTAGAATATCTTTGGGATCTTGCCCATAACCAGAATATAGTTCTTTCCAAGATTTAAGAACCCGAGCGGGGGTGTCTTTTAGTCCTTCCCGCTCAGGATCCTCACCAATCCACTCTAATTGTTTTTTAATTAGAGCTTCGGTAATTGAATTAATTTCAAACATCCCCGGTTACTTCTTTACCTTTTTGACAGGTGCTTTGTCTTTGGCAATCTTCATGTAAGTATCAATTCTCTTCTGAATGAAGGCCATGTCAGTGATGTCTTTTTTCTCTTTGTATGCCTTAACAAATTCCTTTTTGATGGTAGCTTTGTCTGCTCCTTCTTTGAGAAGTTTGTCAGCAATGTCCTGCATAGAAGGACCGTTCTTTACAAAAGGATTCGGTTTCTTTTTCCCGTCAGTAGCTTTTGCTTTCTTTGCCGGTTTCTCATCTTCTTCCTCTTCTTCCTCTTCTTCGTCTTCAACAGGAGCCTTGTGTCCTTTTACATCATTGACTTTCTTGTCTGCGATGTTCTTTTTGTGACCTTTTTCGGCAACTTCCTGCTGTTCTTCTTCTTCGTCTTCAATCAGGCCGGACATTTCTTCATAAAGTTCAGAGGCTTTCTTGAAAGAGTGCAGACGTTTTTTGATCGATTTGAATTCGACATTGTCCTCAGCAATACTCTTCAATACTTTGAGATCTTTCTTGTTTTCGTCGAGCTGATCTCTTAATGAAGTCTCTTCTTCCTCTTCCTCTTCTTCTTCATCTTCTTCCTCATCATCGGTATCGTCGTCATCATCTTCTTCCTCTTCCTCTTCTTCCTCAACTTCGACTTTTTTACCTTTCTTTCCCTTTTTTACCGGGACTTCTTCTTCCTCTTCTTCTCCCTCTTCGGCATCATTACCGTCTTCGTCCTCATCCTCTTCTTCGACATCCTCAACATCATCATCTTCCTCTTCTTCTTCTACAGGAGCTTTCTTTCCTTTCTTACCGGCAGGAGGATTCAATGCTGTGATTACTTCAGTGGTAACTTCTGTAAACTCATCTTCCTTAGGGTTAATAAGTTTAATAGCTTCCATGACCTTTTCAGTCAATTCCTTGTCACCTAATTTGACATTAATCGGAGGTTTAATTCCGAGAACTTCATTGAGTTCCTTTGCGGCTGTCCGCAACTTTTTTGCATCAATTTTGCTCATTTTTGATTAAATTTAATTGTGAAACAATAAAAATATATATAATAATGTGAAATAATATTCCGTCTGTAAGAACATTATACGATAATTTATTTTAGCAACCTACCGTCTTGTCCCAGAGGATTATATGGAGTCTGTCTGAGTAACGCACACCATGTTGAATAGCCATGTTAACAACCATCTCTCGTTTCTTGAGTAAGTCCATTCTTGTACATCCTTCTGGCATTAGAATAACTTGTTCCTTCTTGATTAGCCCTGGTTCTAAGAAATCCATTTGTATCTCTTCCCAATCCTCTTCACAGTCTACAACAAATTTAAACCATGAATTACAGAAACTGGACAATGTCATTAACACATCAGGTTTGTATCTATCCTTTTTAGGAACTCCGCTGCTTGATAATTTAGGAGAGTTATTCCAGCAATCAACATTATGTGCAAAATAAGTCTTAGGCATTATTACACACTCATTCTCAATCTCTATAAAAGGAGAGAAATTAAATCTATCAATAAAATACCTTACAAAGTTATACAATCGTTGTTGCTGTAATAAAGGACTTCCTCCAGTTAATACAAGGTGCATTTCTTTGTCCTCTAACTTCTTAATCAAAGATCCTGTGTTCATTAATGTGAGAATTTGTTCAAAGTTAAATGGACTTCCAACTCTCCACACCTCAGTTGTATCGCAATTATGAACTAATATACGATTTGCAAGATATGTAGGATATGGAGTGCAAGAAAGATTGTAAACCTCTGTCTTAGTAACATCAGAGGAACCAAATAATCTTGCATAGGATTTTGAAGGAATATTTGTTGTTATATCCGTAATAATGGAGCCATTAAATACAAAATCAAATAATTTTTCTTGCAATCTGTCCTCTTCTTTTAGATCTTTTTCTGTTAAGAACAAAACATCATATCCAAATTGTTTGTAATGTTGTAGCCTATTCCACTCATAGTCTCCTCTTTTTCTATATCCTGTTTTAGCATACCAAGGAAATGTTGTATTATATATTTCAATTATCTTTTTCTTCCCATCTATAATAAAATCCGGAAATCTGTATCCTGTTTTTCTATTACCAATTGCTAATTTATTATCCCCTATATATGTAATAGGTAGTTCCTTTCTTTGAAATATCTTTTCATATCTTTTTTCTAAAGAACTCTTAGACTTCCAATGTCCTAACATACTTCTTTTAGCAACTTCAGGATCCTTCATTGGATTTTTGTCTCCTTTCATTCCTAATGATAATCCAAGTCGTAATTCCTCAGATCTTGTATATGGAGTAATCTCTCCAGATTTTATTCTAGCTTTATATGTATTACTCATTTTCTTTCGTGTTCTTTTATGCTTCATAGGATTAAATTTTGTCATCTTATATGAAACAACCTGAGACCCTAATAAAGATATTAAAATATCACCTTTTTGTAGTTCTCCTGCTTTAATCCATCCTTTTTCTTTTACATAGATTTTATGATTTTTTGTAAGGACTAGTGGATGATCTGTTTTATAATCTATTACAATTTTTAGCATTTGTTCTTTAATATCCACAATTCTTTTCATTGTTTCTTTAACAGTGGTTTGAACAATGTTTTTATGTTTATCCAAGGTAAGAAGAACTTCCCCTTTTTGAATGTCCTTAATTTTCTTAAGACCTCCTTCTAAGGTTTGAATTAAGGTATTTTCATGAAAGCAATAAACACAATCTAAGGTACATTGTTGTAAACGAAGGAAACAAGCGGGAAATCCTGCATATATTCCTTCTCCTTGAATTGTATCATAAAAGAACTCGGAGATATTTAGATAATTCTCTCCATCCTTTTGAAAGATACTTCTTGTAGCATGTACATCCGCAGAAATGATTTGTTTTATTATCATAATGAAACTATTTTGTTTATAATGTAATTAACATACAAGCCTAAAACAACGGCTGACACAATAAAAGATCCTATGATTGCCAGCCCACAATATGTTTTAAATAGTGTTACTATTGTAAGTAACATAAGGCCGACATCTGTAAGACAAATAAGTATCATCAAAGATACTATTATCCCTATTATTTTAAATAATCGTTTCATCGTGATTCGGTACATAACGGGCATTCGTTTTAGGTGTTTCACTTACTTCTACAGCAGTCATTTGAGGGAATCTCAATTGAAACAGGTTAAAGATATATTTTGCAAGATTCTCTGCTGTTGGATTTAGATTAGGAGGTAACACTTCATTAAGACAACGATGATCAAAGTTCTCATCTATTATCTTTTTAACTTCATTCAGTTCATTATAATCCTTCACAAAGCCTACTTTATCAAGTTTTAACGAACTTAATTCGATCTTAACGGTATAGGTGTGTCCGTGTAATCTAGAACATTTATGCTCTGCTGGTAATCCTTCTAACCTATGAGCAGCATCGAATGTAAATAGTTTTGAAATTGTGTACATATGATTATGATTTAGGTAAGTGTTTTATATATTCAATAATCTTATTAGTCCCATCCGACCATAAATCTAATGCAAAGGTAAGCGAAATTGCTTCCTTAAGGTGTTCAATTAATGATGCTCTACCTATCACAATTAATTGTGAGTAGTCGTTGTTCTTTAATCCCATCTTCTTTCTCATTTCCTCAAATGCTTTCTTTAATTCTTGATCTGTTGGTTCCATAATTTTAAATATTTAGTTTCTACCAATAACTTCCTAAAAATGGTCTACCACGTTTTAAATTCTGTAATACTGTAATCTCATTTGATACAGAAAAAGCTCCTTTACGTTTCGTTAAATCATTTATCCTCATTAAACCTATCAACTTCTCTCTATCGTTAGTATCTTGATTTAAACCCCACATTGCTGTGACATGCCCATACTTTCTTTTATCCTCAGAAAAGTTACTCTGTTTTAACCTGTTTTGATCATAACTTTTAGCATCAGCTTGTGTTGCTGTTATTACAAGTGGTTGTCCTTTCTCTTGTGATAAACTCCTTAATCCTTTCCATATCTCATTCTGTAAATGTCTAAAGTCTTTGGAGTCTCCTGTCAACAAATCCGCATAATCTACAAGTATAACATCAGGAACAAAATCATCCTGCTTTTCCCAATTAGCTAAAATAGATTTAATATTCCTTACAGATAGTGTTCCGTTTGGATGAGTAGATAATTTAAAATGTCTTCCGTTCTTAATAAAGAACTCGTCAACAGCTTTTTTAGCCTCATAAACTGTTAAAGGACTTCCAGTATTCACTTTCTTAATCCATACCGTAGCCCAATGTTTCTTCCAAAATTGTGTACAGTTAGTGCATGGTCTATACCCTTTAGATTCCTTATAAGCCTCAGTCAACATCTCTAAGGAAATAGTATTCTTTAACTCTATAGGATCCTTTCCTGCAAAAGGACTAATTTTTCCTTCTCTGTCTTCCGGGGATTTACAATCATCTATCTGATTATAGATACAATCACGAACAGGTTCCCACATCCTACCTGAGTATTCTTCCTCATTAGACTTCTTTGTCAAATAAATACAAATTCTCATCAATTGTTCATCCTCAGTCATATCCCCTGCTTGGAAGAATGCGATGTTCCTTTTCTGTCTACAACCTCTAATTGCCATATCCAATAACCAGAATGTCTTACCACGTTTCTCAGGTCCCATCAGAGCAACAAAACCTCCACGTATTAATTGACTATTCCAATATTGTCCTAATTGTCTAGGATATGTTATTAAACTTTGAGTCGTTGTTTGAAATGCCTTCTCTACCCTATCTAGTACAACAGGATTGCCTAAATCTAGATCAGTTAAAGCTGCGTTTGCTATAGGCTTGAAATCACAGGCTAATTGGTTTGCCTCCTCTACTTGTCCATTAGACAATAAAGCATCAATTGTATCTTTATGAATAGATAGATGACGTTCATCAAAATGCTTTTTAGTCTCTTCTAAAAGATAGTTGAGATTAAAATTATCGTTTTCATACTCCTCAGATAATCCTGGTAGAATGTCTTCCTCAATCTCAGAGAATAGATCTTTAGGTAGTTTTCCTTTCTTAAGTTTAGCATAATAAATTGCTTCAATATCTCTGTTAGGTGCTTTGTCATACTTCTCGAAATACTCCCAACACCATCCAGCAATTCGTTTAGCTGTAGCAGACTCTAAATACCTAGGATCCCAAATATTACGAATCTGTCTTAGGTAGTCTGTAGAAGTAATTAGGCCGATTATTATTTTCCTCTCTATCATAATATAGTTCTTCTCAAATATGAATAACCTTCTTGTGTGCGACGATGAATAAACTTCTTAACATCAGAATATATTATCAAAGCATCCCAAACAACTTTACCTTGTCTTGTCTCCTTTACACTTACTAACCAATCATCAAACATTCTGAGAATGATTGTTGACTGTCGCTTCTTAAATACAATAAATGGAGTTCTCATATTTCTATTCTATTAAACGTTCTCCGTCTTTGTTGTAATAAAAACCATTATCTCTTAAGGTCCATGGTCTACCAAATCTTATAATCATTTTATCCTTATTGTCTATTTTTCTATTAAAAGACTTCATCTCATCTGGATCATCTAACCAACGTGCATTATTTAACCAAGTTGTTGGGTGTGGTATAAATTTAGGGTCTTGCCACCGTTCACTTTCTTTTTGGAGTTTTAATGCTCTTCTAAGTTCCTTCCAGGTAGGACGATCTTTTGGAGGCTTCTTACATATTTTATTCCAGGCTGTAAGAGCTTTACCTTTATCTGGGTGTTTAGGATATAATTTCCAAAATGTCTCGAATAGATTTGGAACTATAGGAAAGTCTGAATTAGGTTTCAAAGAAGATTCATCGGAATTATTATTATAGTATTTAGTCTTGTTAATTAGAGATGTGGTTTCTTGTATCTTTGTTCCTCCTGGAATATATATGCCTGTAACCAATAATGAATTCAACCTTAAAAAGTCTATATAAAACCACTCTTTTGCTGGAATTCCTTTGCTTTTGATTTTCAATATATCATTATCAATCAGATAGTTTTTACATCTTCTAAGAGTTGTTATTGTAAGACCTAACTCTTCCATAATTTGCTTATGTGTACAGAAAAACCAATTATTATGCGTTAGTTTTTTCTTATGAAGAAATGTATATTTATCAATATATGTAGATAGTAAAACAGAAGGAACAAGTCCTAAAACTGTAATCATTCTTCTATCTATTTTGATAAAACCATCAGGAGAAAGCATACCTCTTAGATCCTGGTTTGGTACACCCACCCATTTCTTTTCATCTGTACCATAATGAGGACGACCTTTTGTTCTTTCCATAATCATAATCTATTAAAGATAAAAAAGTTCTGAGGTTTCACCGAAGCGGCGGATACTCCCTCAGAACTCCAACTTAGAAAAAAACTACCTAAACTAAAACTACATCCTAGAACACTCAAACCTATCTTTGTATCCATAACCGCATTTATGAATTGAAAATAACAAATAACAAGACAACAAATGTATAAAACATTAAACGATAAAACAAGTAAATGATAATAAAAGGCATGTTGTAATTAAGTCTCAATTATTTATCAAATCTATAGTCGTACCTGAATACTATCCCAATAGATAACAGTCATCGGACCAGAACCATTCCAATCCTTTGCAGCTTGCTCATATGTCTTGCCTTTAGCAAACTTCATAAACACCTCTTGACTTACAGTTAAGTCAAAACAGTCCCAGGTTTTATAATTTGAGCCAGTTATCTTGTTATAGTGGTTTATTCTACAAGGTCTTATTTGCATTGGACCACAGGCTTGTTCTTTAAAGTTAAAGGCATATATGTCTCCTCTGCTTTCATAATCTATGATTGCCTTTATTAGAGGTTCATAATAGTTTATGCTTTCCGCTCGAACAATGTATAAGCTTCTAAACTCTGCTGATGGCATGCTAATCCACCATAGAGACATTATTAAAATCAAGATTAGTTTTTTCATTCACTATATCCTTTCATTTGTCTTAACAATAAATAATCAGTTACAGTCATAGGAATGAAAGGTGCAGAATATTCTTCTCTTTCTTCTTCAATCTTGATTAACTTTGTTCTTAATCGGGCAGCTTTTAAAGCACGATCAAAATCTAAATTCTCTGGAGAATGCTCATCAATAGAATCTACATATTGTAACAAACCAGCTTTTCCTGTTTCATAATGATAAGTAGTTCCATCAGCAGGATCATGATACGTATTCTTTTCAGCCCATCTATAGATATAACAAATTGCAAGAATAAGTAAAAGTCCGATTAAAAACCAAACATTTTCATTCATAGTATTTAAGTTTTAGATTATTTAGTTTCACATCTTGGGGTATTATAAGACATCTTTCCGTTAGCGGTCATAAAGATATATCTTTTAAATCCAGTGTCATAGTAATGCTCACAACTACATTTTTCACACTTCTTGTAATTCAATTTATTATACACGAAGCTTGGAATCCATTTATGCATAGATGTTCTTTCCATATTACTTCTTTCTCATTACGTCATGATAAATAGCACGTCCACTTGGAGTAAATTGAACATATCTTCCTCTGGTATTCTTTCTGTTATTATGTTGTGGAACTATTCTCTTAGGACGATACTTTGGTTTAGGACCAGCCTCTTCCATCCTCTCCTCAAGAGTTTTCTTAGGAGGTGCAGCATTCACGGTTTTAACAGCTTTCTTACCAAATAAGAAAACCCAAATAGATACAAAAAATGCAATAATACTTTTAATAGTTTTCATGATTTTACGTTTTATAGATTTGTATTTATGATTTGTTTCCAAATAGGAATGTTATAAAAGTAAGTCGTTGTAAGAATCCTTTCAGGAACATCAAATACTTCCACTTCGGTTGGATTAATAACCCAAGACATTTGATAGATATGTCTCCAGAACTGCCACCACTTAGGAGCATTAAGCTTTTTCTCATATTTGATACATAAAGCTTTCCAATAATCAATAGTATGAGAAAGCTCTGTATTCTTTTCAGCTAATTCTCTATTGTGAAGAATTGTCTTATTGTATAAAGCATTTCTCTTCTCAATAGCAACCGCTAATGATTTCTTTCTGTTTTTCATCAGTCTTCAATATTATAAAATACTTTACCACACAAACAGGCAATCTTAATTGTATGCCAGAATTGAACCTTACCAATACGGAACCAAGGCTCAGAAAGAAGATATCCTCCATTTTTAGTACAAGGATTAGACCAAGAACAATGTTTAGGATCGTTACAGTGAATCCAATACTTAAAATAAGCTTTTAGTTTTTTCATTTTAGTATATTATTAAATCCGTTTTCAATACTAACAAGTCTTTTCTTTAGATTGGTAAGATACTGCTTTTGTTCAGGAGTCATATCCAATATGTTTTCTTTCTCATCTTTCTCCATACATTTGATGGTTGCTTTTACAATACCTTGCTCATATAGCATGTTTTTCAAAGTCTTGATTCTTTTATTAACTGTTCCTGTTTTCATTTTATTAACTGTTTTACCAAATAATCTGCTTCACTTTGTTCCATACTTCCTGGGTCACCTTCAATATCTACTCTGAAGGAATCTACACCACGGAACTTTAATTCAGCCACAGCTTTATTAGCTTGTATAAGTGCTTGGGTCTCTCCCCCGTCAAAACACACGGCCACCCTTTTAAAATGAGCTGAGATTGATCTAATCTGATTAGGTGTGTATTTGATTCCAGATACGGCAAAGCTGTTACAGCCAAATCTCCAGACATCAGTTGGCCCCTCAACCATAACACCTTTCTCTGTCCACTTATCTTCTTTTCCATACAATATGTTTTTATGAGGTATAATTTCACGCTCTAAAGGACATGCCATATACTTGTAAGGATGTTTGTTAGTAATGTCGCGTGAATCAAAGGATATTTCACGTCCTTCCCATATAAAGGGTATTATTATACGGTGTTTGTAATTTAAGCCGTCTAGCAGGCTGACAGGACCTGTACCTAACAAATGATATTCCTTTTGTAAGTACACAGGATCAAACCCACGTTTTTCCAAATACCTTTTATGGTGTTCAAGTAATGGTTCCGCATGACTTGGAAGTATGTGAGGTTTAACATTGAATTTCTTTGTACCTTCTTTAACCTTAGAAACAGTTAAACCATACAACTTGACAATACCTTCTACTTCTCTCTTGTCTAAGTTAATGAGTTTAGCAATAGTGCTAACAACAGGATGCCAGCCACAACGCCAACAGAGGAAGTAATCATCATCCAGATTGTAACTTAAATGATATCCTTCATGTCCAGGATCAGATACACACCATGGACAAGGTGTATTAACCCATCCTTCCCGACAATGTTTATGACCCTCAGTTAGAAAGTCTACACTATAATCAGCATATAATTCTATAATATTCATTATTGTTTATTAGGGTGTAACATTTCATCAACTCTTTTAAATGCTTCAAATTCCTTTATAAGTTTAAAAGGATCTTTTTCATCTCCATGGTATCTTGTTAGGAACAATGAAGCATAAAAAACAATGTCGTGTTGAAGTTCTTTCATTTCTTCAACAGGACGTTTTAAGGATATTCCGTCTCTATATCTATCAATTGACATCTCAATCTTTTGTAAGAATACATCTTCTGGTATCAGTTGTACCATAACAAGAATCGCTTCAGTTGGTTTTTCCATTTTCTAAGTTTATAATAAAGCTAATTGTAAATCTTTTATTCCTATCCAAATCTGAGACATCTTAATTCCTTTCTCTTCTAATATATCTGCTACCTGTATAATAGTCTCATCAGGAGAAATAGAATCAAATAACTGAGGATTCTCTATAATAACACTAGCAATTCTTTGGGCATCTTTGCTAAAGGATTCAAATAAATGATTGTAAGAAACAGGTTTATCTATATCTAACTCTTCAATAGAGAAGTATTGACGTTTCATATCAAGAGCTTCCTGATGCGTCTTAACCCTTTGTCGCTTACATTTGAACTCTTCTTGTGTTTTAAGATAATCCTTTAAATGGTTTGATATTCTCCACCACATATAGGTAGATGTTTTCATCTTCTTAGACTTAAAAGTTCCTAATGCTTTACAATAAGCTAAAGCAGCTTCTTGAAAGAGATCATCAAATTCTAATCCTGTAGTGATAGAGAAGTTCCTGGCTATCTTCTTTATAAGGTTGATGTTTTCCATTTAAAATGATTTTTCTTTTAATGTTTGAACATTAATCTGTAACTCCTTTTGCATTTTGTAGAGTAACATACTTAGACTACCTTTGGAAACCTTCTGTGCAGTTTCTAACAATTGATCTGTAAATTGAATATCAGGTCTTTTGCGAATGTTTTCTTTTCCTTTATATTTCTTTTCAATTGCCGTAACAACATCTTTCCAATTTAGGGAATATCTTTGAATGGAAGAGTCGTTGAGTATTCCATTATAAAGCTTTTTGATAGCATTCATAACAATTTATTATTACCTTTGTTTAGTAATTGATTATATTTAACATTGACAAATCTCGATACGAGTTTTTCATTTGGTTTACAAGGGCAAGGAAAATCACCGCAATCAAGTTCTTTTCCTCCAATACATTCCCGGCAATGATAACCTACAGTTGGGAAGACAATGTGTTCTTTCTTAAACTGTAGCTTCCATAGAAAGAATAGGAATAATCCAATTAGTTTTTTCATACTCTTGATTTAATTTTATAACTATAAATGGTTCGTTTCATTATTTCATTATGTTCAATACCTTCTCTGTATTCTTTTATCAATTGTTTGAGTAATGTATCTTGAACAGCAGCCTCTCCGTCTATAATAGAGCTGGATACTTTGCGTTTATCGTCAAGTATATAAGCTATCTTCTCTTCAATTGTACCTTCCGTCATCAAGTAATAATAGGTAACACTTCTTAACTGTCCTATCCTATGTAATCTGTCTATTGCCTGATCTACTAATGCAGGATTCCAAGGATATTCAATTATTGCAACATTCGAAGCAGCAGTCAATGTAATGACAACTCCTGCAGCTTTCATCTGTCCTACAAATAAATGTATCTTAGGATTAGTTTGAAATTCATCTTCTGCCTTCTGTTTCTGTTTCTCATTATCTCTTCCGTCTAACTTAACAGAGATATTAGGAAATGCTTCCATTAAAGCATCTATAACAAATGTATGCCAAGCAAATACAACCAATTTGTCCTCAACTTCAAGAAAGTCCTTTATCCATTCTATAACTTCTGGTAATTTACCTTCTACAGCTAATCGTTTTAATGCTGCTATTTTAACAAGCGTTTCTGCCTTTTTAGCCTTGTTAGCAACAGCATTGCCTTCCTTTTCCCTTAAATAGGCTATGAAATCAGCCTCAGCAGCCTTATATTCCTTTTTATTATGTAACAGTATAGGTACAAACGATCCTACTTTAGCAGGCAGTTCTTTAAGTACATCGACCTTTTTACGTCTTAACATTATTGTACTACTAAGAGCAGCATTGAGTTTATCCTCATTTGAATGTCCTGAAACATCCCAGCCTCTTCCTCTCCATCCTTTCTTCCTATCACAATACCAATATGTAAAATGCCAGTAATCAGGACAACGAACAGGATCAAGTATATGCCAAATATTATATATCTCAATAGGTCTGTTTTCAATAGGGGTTCCTGATAAGCCTAACACATGAGGAACACGTTTTGCTAATCGTTTACAAGCCTTAGTTCTCTTCGCAGTATCAGATTTAATATAATGTACCTCATCTATTATTAATACTTGGATGTGAAGTGCTTTAAGTCTTTTAATCCATTTAGGAAGTATATCATAATTAATAATTAGAATATCTCCTGTAGGTATCCAAGGACTTTCTCCATATAACACTTCTGTATTAGGTTCAGGTAACCATTTATTAGCAGTTCTTTCCCACATTAATTTAGCTACGGAAGGACATACAATAAGAACAGGAATTCTTTCCCTATGTAATTGTAACCAAGCCAATGACTCAATAGTTTTACCTAATCCCATCTCATCCGCAACAAGAACCTTTCCTTTTCTATCTTCTATAAAGGAAACTCCAACACTTTGAAACGGTCTTAATACACCTTGTAATCCAGGTATTTCAATAGCAGGTTCCTCTACCTTAGATCCTTTAAAGAAAGCATCTAATTTAGAGTCAATTGTGAAACCCCATTTGATAAGTGTCTTTATATTACTATCGTAGAGTGGAATAGACCAACAATCGTACTGTTTATGATATTTCCTGCCTATGATGGATCTTACCTGTTGTAACATATCAAGATCATAAGAGAAGGAAAGACGTATCACTTTGTCTCCGTTCTCATTTCTTGAGATAGTTGCAACATTTTTATTCTTCATATATTTCGGCGTTTTCTACATTATAAACAAATCTAAAGACTTTTATCTTTTGTACAGTATTTAAACTGTTCCATATTCCTGTCCAACCATATAAAGTAAGAAGAGATTGTGGATGTATCTTTTCTGCTCTATATGTTTTATTAGGGTCAATGTCTTCATGAAAATATAAATTTCCCGAATCATCCATCATAGTTTCTTGCCATGGATGCTGCCCTCTGATTCTATCATGAGTTTCTTGTCTTATCTTTTCCGCTGTCTTTTTAAGAGCATCTATTATTCTTTTATCAAATAACAATTCATCAAAATCAGGATAAAAGTTACTCATTGACATTGTGATTAAATTTAGTACGTTTCATTTCAGGATTATCTTTTAGATACTGAGCAATAAGAAGAAGTTTCTTTTCCTTCTTCTCAGTAACAACTCTTTTTGGAAACTTTGTGCGTTTCATTTTGCTTTTAAGGATAGGCACTTTGTTCTTTCTTGCCCATGATTTGAGTTCCGCTCCTGTCATTCCTTCCGCAATCTCGAATACCTTATGCTCGTTTTTTCCTACGAAGCGTGTTCGTTGCAATTCTTTTTTCATCTTTACCTTTTTCTAAGTTGTCTAAATCAATCTTCATACATAACTCCATGAGATACACTTCATCCCAAGGAGTGTTACATACTGGACAAATGTATTTCCGCTTCTTGTTTGTCATTTTGATAGTCTTAAATATACGTATAACGCGAATGATTTCCTTTTTGAAGGGGATAGGTCCCACATAGCACTTTTGAGTTGATCGATTAGGCTATCGACATCCTGAGTCGAGTCCCGAAGTTTATTAACTGCTCTTTGCTCTAACATACCCGCTTTCTCCTCAGCAGAAGCCTTTAGAATATCTGATATAGGAATAGGATTAGAAGGATCGATACATCTTTGGAAGTTCTTAAACTGTTTATCATCTTCCGTTTCGGCACGGAGATAATCACCTACACGTAGATTTTTAACAGCAACATGTCCAAATGTCAATGTAGAAGGTTGAGGCCAATCCTTTTCTGGAATAGTGAGGATTGTTAGGAATTGATCATCAATTTCTGTGATCTGTATAATACGGAATTTGTAGGAGCGTTTAGAGCCATAGCGGCCTCCTAAATAGCACATTTCATATTTCTTCATGATTAGATTACGTATAAAATTTACACAATATACAACAAACTTTTATAAAAACAATAAAAAGATGTATTTATTTTATAACTGTTTAATTCTCAGAAGTTTCCTTCCATTATTCCTTCAGCCTCTTCACTTATTTCAATTTCTTCTTCCCCTTCATATTTATTGATAACTTTCTCAATAGTCAAGTTATTGCAAAGGAAACCATGCCCTTCTGTGGCTTCTTCTATGAGAACAATAGCTGCTTCAAGCAATCCTTGTGCTCTTTCCAATAATTCTACTTTTGTACATTTCATAATTAGTCCTCCAATATTGTATCCATTAATACTCGTATTTTCTTTCCTTTGTAGGAAATGATAGCACCTGCCCAATTACCAAACATATAAAAGTAAATTGGAGTTCGTGTAATTGATTTACCTGATTTTGTCTGTAAGGTGATTTTATCTCTTTCTCCTTTTGTCCAAGAAACCCAACGACTTCCTGAATTATTCAGATAAAGAGAACCTGTAAAATTATTAAATCGTCTCATTATTTACCATATTAATAAAAAACCTTGTTCAATTATCACTGTAAAGATATAATTCTCGTTAAGGAACTCTAATCTATTACTCATGATTTGAATAGCTTTAGTTGGAACAATCTTTTTAAGTTCATCATATGTTCCCTGCCATTTTGTTTCTTTCTTTTTCTTTGTCATAATTCATTTGGTTTAAAGTAAAACGGTCCAACATATATGTATGAGAACATATGATGTGGTATTTGTTTTTTTACGTATTTAGCAATCAGTCTGCATTTATCAAAGGATATTGGATAATAAATGTGACAGCATATTATACAAGTGCCTGATTCTTCTCCGTAGGCCTCAAGCCATAGGAATCCTTCATTAAACAGTCTATAATGCTCCATGAGTTTTGCACTCAGTTCATTATAACTGCTACTCTTTTTTAATTTCATTTACTCCTCCTCAATAATTGATAAGTTATTACGACCGATTGCATATTTCGTTTTGTAGATGTCATTTGTAACATCATTTAATATGCCATAAGACACCTCAACAAAAAAGAACATATTGTTCCATTGTGTTAGACCGCAGGATGAATACCCGCCAGAGATTAATTTGAACGGAAGATAATGCTCCTGTTCAAGTTTAGCCATGACTAGAGCAAGCTTAGCGAGCTCTGATGTCGATAAGAAAGGAATGTTCTTTGCCATTTGTTTATCAATATTAATAATGTATTTCGTGTTCTTCTGCGAAGTTTAATAAAACAGATATATCGTAATCAGCTTCCCAACTTCTACCTAAGAACCATTCACCATCCTCATCAATAGTAACACAATCCAATTCTTCATGATTCTCACAACGAGCATGGTAAATACTAATGCTGTCAAAGATAAAGTGTTGAAAGCCTTCTAATAGTGTGACTTTTGTACCATTTATAATAAGTACATCTCCTTTTTTACATTCTTTTTGATTGTATCTGATCTTATCTAAGATAAAACCATCAGGTATTTCATAACCACTACCCATACAATCAGGGCAAGGGTCTTCTTCCCATTTGCCTGTGCCATGACAAGAGTTACATTTTTCCATAGTTATCCTAAGTTAATTTATTTGTGATTTTGTTTAGCTAACTTTGTATATCAAATTACCATTTCCGTCAATTATGGAGAGAATGTAATCACCTCCATCACTTCCTGTACCAGACAAGAAGTTTAGCAGTCCTTTTTTGTCCAATTTAGACAGGAATTTAGGATCGTCCTCCTCTAAAGACATTGGACAATGTTTTCTTATGATTCGTCTCAATACTTCGTCCAAACTTAATTTAGAACGATAAATCCTGACAAATCCATTCCAACATTCATCATTGTAATAAGTAATGTAATACTTCTTTTTCATGATTAGAGTGTATTTAATTTTAATGGAAATTCAACTTATCTAGCCTCTACATAACTAAACTCTTCCCACTTAACCACATTATGAAATCCAAAGCGTATAATGACGGCTTCAAATAGCATATCATACATTTTATGTAAACCTGTTATATATGGTCTAATCATTGTATATGTAATAATATGAGTGGCATACGGGTTTTT